ATGGTGGGAGGGGGTGTTTTTCGCGAAACCCCTCCCCCGGGTGGGGGTAAGCCCCGAAATCCGCATATTTGGCTCATTTCCGCATATTTGAACACGAGTCAGCCGCATTCAAACGCGATCCTAAGCTCAATCGGCTCCTCAAACCACCATACCCTTTCCAAAAGGGTGGGGGTCAGTTTCAATCTTTCTCTTTATTCGCATGGCAAAGGCGTTCCTCGTCGCTATCTCACTGTTTCAAATATAGATTCCAGCCTTTACACGTCATCAGGTATAGTCTTGCGCACTTTCACATAGTTTCCCGTTACATTGATCCTCACGATGTCGTCTACAGCCTGGTTGATGGCCAGCGCTCTGTCCCTGTCGCTGAGCTCACCGCTTGTCTTGGTGACGCCAGCGACGTACTGACAGGTGTTGTAGCCATGCGACGTGTCGAAGTCGTACCAGTTGTCGAAGTCATCGAAGTAGTTGTACGGATTGTCGAGCGTTGTAACAAAGCAAACCTCCACGAAAGCCCTCACTTCCCTTCATTCATAGGTTCAAAGGCCTTCGAAAGGCCCTGATTCAGGCCCGTACGGGGGGTACTAAACCCTTCACAGAACCCAAAAATGGGCAAAGCTGATAGGGCCTGGTTGAGATGCGAACGGCATCTCATCGTATGTTGCAGTAGGACGAACCTTCCGCTGTAGCTGAGTATGGATTCGGGCACGAATCGGCTTCAACACCTGGCTCGCAGCGACACTCATGTCACCAAGCCAATCAGATTCGCAAAAATGCCCATTTGTAATCGCTTTCAATACCCTTCTTTCCTTTCCGTCGAGTCAAATATCGGCTTCGTATTCGTGCCCTCGCAGGCAGTATGAAAATATAGCCACAGACAGGGTAAGCACATCCCCATGCCGTGCTATACACATGGGGTACCGCTGTCTGTGGCATGATTAAACACCATAGCGGAGATGTCTTAAGCCAACCATGATGCTTAAACCAAAATATAGACACGGGCCAACAGCCCTTTGTCAAAGGAGGGAGTTAAAAGCGGAAGAGAGGTGGGGTATGATGGCCCGAACCTCTCTTCCTCGAAAGGAGAAAGGAACCATGGGACACAGCAATGGCCTCCTGTGCCCAAATATAGACAAGGGTGATTCAGTCCCCTGACTACCAAACAGAAAATGAATCATTCACCTTTACCATATACCGGGGGTATGTAACGCTGTACATTCAAACTCCAAATATAGCAAAGGCGGAAGAGAGAAGGGGGGAGTACCACAGATCTCTCTTCCATACCATGAAAATATAGCCTTACACGTTCTCGATACCCAGGGCGTTGATCAGAGCGCCTTCGGAAATATCGAGAGCGTCGCAGATGTCCTGACGGGTATAGCCGTTTCGCATCATGGTCTTGGCACGAGCGAGCTTGGCGGAAGGCAGTCCGGTGCGGGTGCGGGGAAGGCACAGCTCCTTGACCCTGGCGCTATCGGAGTTCGAAAGGAGCTCCTTCAAAAATGTTTTGGTCACGGCGCCCTTGGAAATGGCTTCCCATTCCCTGTCGGTCAGAGGGTTCTTGCTCTTCGGCGCACCGATCACCTGTTTGCCGGCGCCAACCAGCTTCCTGGCGGCATCCAGCTGACGTCCGCGTTCGCGCTTGCGGTGTTCGGCGTCCATCTCAGGGTGATCGTACAATATGGCAGCCAGCTTCTTGCGGGCGATCATCTGAGCCTGGCGCTCAAGGGGCGCATTGCGCTGTGCCTCGGCGACCTTGGCCTTCAGACTCTTCACCTCGTTGGAATATACCTTCGCCATCTCGGGATCGTACGGAATATCGACCTGAGCGCGGGCAGAAGCGCGGGCCTGCTTGGCCAGAGCCTTCATGTCGGAGGCGTACTTGGCGTAGATGAGCTCGATGGGCTTCACATTGCCTTCGCTGTCCCTGCGTACGAGAGAATATGGATCGTTCTCGTAGCCCTTGGTGGTCTCCATCATACGGTCCACGTCAGAGACGATCATGCGCCCGGTGTTGTACAGGTTCTTACGCAGCTCACGCTTCTCAAGCGCGGTGCCGCCCTGCAAAATATGACGCTGGTCATCCGTCAGCTGAGAGTCGTCCACGTTGTTCTCCCGCATCCACTCGCGAAGCTTTCTCTTCTCGGTCGGCGTGCCTCCTTCCAGAATATGGCGCTCTTCCTTGGTCATCTGCTTCTTGTCGGGTTTCCCTTCCTTGCGAAGCCTGGCGGCCTTGGTCTTCGGCGCCTCCCAGATCATCTCGCCCTGCAAATATCGCTGCTTTTCCTCATAGGACATGGTGGAAAATGGCTTCTCTTTGCGAACGGGAATCTTATACTTGCTCGTGGACTGGCTCAGAAGCGTGCTTGCGCCGCCGGTGGACTTGCCCTGATACTTCTCCATGAGCTCGGGAATACCGAATTCCTGTTCGGAAGCCTTGTAGTCCAGCTCATGCTTCAGGGCATCGATAACGACCATGCTGTGCTTGACGGCCCTGCATATTTCCTCAGGGGGAGCGCCCTGCACGGTCATGTCGGTAATAAGGTTGGTGACTCGACCCATTTCGAGGCCCTTTTCGTGATCCGTCATAATATGCATGCCCGGATACTTGGGGAACATCTTCTTGGCGTCGAAATCCTCCAGGCTCTTGTAGGCACTGGGGCGGTTGTTGCCCGTGGCCTTGATCTTGGTTCCCTCAGTAGGCAGCACCAATACGGTGTCGCCATCAAAATCAGCGCCCGAAAGCCTGGCAGCGGCCGTTGCGTTGATGCCGACGGCGTCCAATGCGTCGCCGATCATGCGCTGGGCCTCTTTGTTGTTATTGTTAACGGTCAGCACGGGAATCTCAAATATGCCGCCGTGAGGATATCGAACCAGAGCCACCTGCTCGCCGTCCTTGTAGCCCGGCGCGTAGATCTCCTTGTCGCCGATGTTGGTCAGCGGCAAAATAACCTTGGTGCTCTGGCGGGGGAGTGGAGCGGCGGACAGATTCACTGCGTCTGCTTCGCAGCGTCCGGCGAAATCCTCCAGAAGCTTGGCTCGAACCGTGGGGTTGGTCAAACTCATGATCTCGTCGTAATCCGCCTTGGAAATATTGTACGCCATATCCAGCTGACGCTTGGCCAGCGCAGGGGTCTGTTTCGAAAGAAACTGACTGGCGAGGGTCTTGCTCCACGTCCTCCAGGTGCCCTCTTCGGAGACGATATTCAGCGCGGATAAATGCTCCTTGCCGTTCGCGTCAATATAGTGACGCTGTGCCCGCAACAACGCGTCATCATCGCGGATCGTCGCTCCGAAGGGGTTCTCCAGATCAATATTGCCGTCCTTGGTCTTCTTCATAGGCTTCAGGACGCTGTGATCCGGGTCCTCCTTGTTGATCATCGGGATGCTACTCGACTTACTGGTGTTAAAGCGAATATCGACTCCCGGAGGGAGGTCATCCGCGTAAACAGCCATGCCCTTCAGATAGTGGGAACCGTCGACGGCGATTCGAACCTGGGCGTAACGGGCTCTTCCGAGGGAAATATCGTCCACGCCGCGCCGAAGCTCAATCACGCCGTCCATTTTGTCACCGCCATCCTCGGGGTACCGGACCATGATCCGCTTGGAATCGACCGATACCGGAGGTTCAAATATGCGCAGCGTTTCGCCTCCATCCTCGGAGTAAACATCGTCGCGCACCAGCTTGACGGCGCCGTCCTTCACGGCTTTGGCTGCGTCCTTCCACTGGGTCCCAGGTCCGGACAGCACCTTTACCGTGGTCATCTTCCCCGTGCCCAACTGCTCTGTGGGAACAGAATTGACCTGATAGCCTTCCTGCTGAAGAATCTTCAGCGCGTTGCCGAGGCTATGCTTTGTGATCCCAAGATATAGCTCTTCGCCGGCACCAACGTCAATATACTTGCGTTTGGTGACGAGGTCCTTCAATATCTCGGAATTCTTGGCGGTGGTGGTCATGCGCTTTTCGACTTCCGCGTTCAGCAGAAGCCTTACGGAGCTTTCATTTCGTCCCATCCGCCTAGCTATCGCGGACGTTGACATGCCCTTGGCCTTCAAGCGCTTGGCCTCTCGCACCTCATACGCGCGGTTCTCGGAATTTGCAATATGCTTGCGCTTCCGAAGATCGCTGGTGTTCATGTTCATGGACTTGGCGATCTCCACCTCGGAAAGTCCACGGTTCTCGAGTTCCCGAATCGTCCCCAAAAATGAGGCGTTTCGCTGGTAGGGGTTGTCACCGGAACCCCAGGGATATCGTCCGGAGTGTCTGGGCGTACCATAGTGTTCCAATGCGTCGTTGTCGTCGAGCGTACCGGTAAATATCCGGTCTTTCTCGTTCATGGCATTAAACCTCCTTTAATTTTTGGAGCACCTCGTTCTTGCCGACTATCTCATCCATCACCTCCCGAATATCGGCAGCCTCGGGCTCGCACACGATGATCTCGTCAGACTGATAAATGCGCAGTTCAGTGCTGACGTGCTCGGGCTTGTATCCGTATTCCAGGAAAAACAGCCCAGCGTAGACCAACAGTTGTTCGATCTTGGCAGGGGTTACGCCGGTCTTCAGATCGTGAATGCGAAGCTTCTTTTCACGGAACTGAATCGCGTCCGCCGTGCCAAAGCAAAGGTCAGAATAATATAGCAGGACCTCGGGGTCCATCGCGTATCCCACAGCGTCGTTCACGTATTTCATCAGCGTGGGAAATATGCGTTCGATGTCAATGGCTCTTTCGGGGATTCCCTTGCGCATCAGGTCGAATCGTACGGCCCGCATGTCGCGCTTCTTGAGATCCTCACGATACTTTATGCAGTCCGCAGCGTAGGCATGAATATACGTGCCGATTGCCTGCGCGAAAGAGCTGTCATAAGCCTCGATAAGCTCGTCTTCGTTCTTCTTCAGCCAGCTGCTCTTGCTTGCGCTCAGAAATGCGTGCTGACCTTCCAGATTTGAATGCTTGTTCCAGTTCATTCAGTATCCTTTCCCGATTCTCCGGATAAATAAAAGCCGAGTAGCTCATGGCATTCATCCGTTCCACGTAGTAGTCCTGATTGGGTTGGTGATGCGCCTTCTCACTCTGCTTCACTTCAAGGGTCGCCCATCTGTCGCGGTACAATATCGTCAGATCGGGAATGCCTTGAATATAGCCGGAGTCGTTCTTCATCACGATGGAGCCTGGCCAGCGTTCCTTGATCTCCTTGATGAGACCACGCTGAAACTGTGATTCTCTCAAGAGGCGTCCTCCTCTCCGACCATTCGCATACAGCTGCCAATCCGTTTGGATGCGGTAAGATCAATCTATGTCAATCGGAGGTGTTCCATGAAGAGCTTGGAGGCTAGACGGATCCGGATTGGCATGTGTACGCGAACGATCTGAAAATAACGAAGAGAGGGAGGACCACCATTGCTCCTGGCCCAGCGAATGCGCGTCGCCGAATGACTGCCCGAAAGGAGGTTGAAAAACAGACAGACCAAAAACAATAGAGCTTGCCATAGGCAAACTCTATCTCCCTCTCTATATAAGCCGTTGTTTTGCTCGCGAGAAAGTGAATCATCAACTAAGAAGCCTTCATCGGC